CGACGACCCTGATCAGAGATATCGCCTCAGAGGGACCCGTAACTTGTTGATTTTCAACGCCCATTTTCCGAAGTGCGAAGCGCCCATGACCCTGTTGCAAGTCGCTTGCATCTCTCAGTCTCAATAAGCAATCTCAATAAGAACTTGAGACCACACGCTGAAACGCATTGATCAGCTCGACAGGATCCACCATGCCCCATGCGTTGTGCGTGCGTCCGATCTGCATCTCGACACGGCGCACCAGGTCAAGATCCGGGTTGCCTTGAGTCTCGTCTTGCGTTGACTGCTCGACATCCTCGATGGCATCCATTGCCTCACCGTCCTGCATGGCATCAACCTGCTCGACATCCTCGACAGGTTGCACTTCAGCCTTGGCCTTTGCCGGACGTCCTCTTTTCTTTTGTTGGTTCATACGTTAGTTGGTTAAGCTGCCATCATCAGCAGTAGGAGAATAATCGCGCAGATGATCAGCACAAGGAGGCAGCCAGTGCAGCCGCAGCATCCTGCCATGTGCCGGGGCGCGTCTGGCGAATGGTTCAAGGCATAGCTAGCGCCTCGGCTTTTAAATTGTCCCTTCCCGGTCGCTCGATGTCCACGCCCGTTGTGACAAGTAGGATTTTGCCTAGACGAGGAGCCGTCAACCTCGCTGGCTATCGTGCGTGACGGCAGGTGGCTAGTCCTGCGCCTTTGCCCTTTGGGGTTCTTAATCATGCTCATCGGGCTTTCGTTTGTCAAATGCCACCCAATAACCTTTCCGCCCCTTTAGGACGAGCTGCACTCGGATAGGTGATTTCTCGATTGCCAGTTGGAACTGAAGACTCCTCAAGAACTGGTGGACCTCACACCCTGCGGAAAAGCCTAGTATCTCGGTCAGGTGCTTGGCCGCACTCATCTCTCGGCCCAGAGCATATCGGAGGAAGGCGATGCGTCGAGCATTGCGGACATAGCATCTCCTGCCGTGTGAATGCACCTCACCACCGTTGATCGGTAGCAGGACTGGCGACTCCCACCCGTCGAGGATCGCATCATCCAGGTCGGTGTGGTAGGTTCGCTCGGTCATGCTTAGGCTGTAGTCATCGCAATCACGCGGTCACAAGTAGCCGCCTCCCTTATGTGGTGCAGTTTCAAAACGGGATATCGGAATGATCTTCCATCGACACGATCACCGAACTCTCCTGTCTGGCTGGCGCGGGAGTCGGCCCTTTAGTTCCCACTTCCTTCCAATTCCCAATAATCGGCCCCTTCTCCCCTGCCATGCGGCGCTCCCTGCCAAGATCCTGCGTGACGAAGCCATCGTTGCCGAACTGGTCCGGCCCTTCCTTGTTGTCGAAGAAGACCAGGCTCAGGTATTTGCCGTTCTTCCCTTCGTAAAGGGCGGTCTTGTCGATTTTGGTGACGTTGATGTTTGCTGTTCTCATTGTATTACTTTGCTTGAATCAAATTCTGTAAATCGGAATCTAGCGGAATCGAAATTGAGTTTGAACATGCCAAGCCATCCGGTTTCTCGCTGCTTCTCAACAATGATCTCGGTATCGTGCATGGAGCGTTCTTCCTCGCTCGTCAGTTTTCCGGCCTTGCGCTTCTTTTCTTTCTCAGGGTTGCGGAGGACAAGCAGAACGTTGTCTGCATTGTTGACCATCAAGCTTGAGCCTTTGATGGCATACATGCTCGGCCTCGCTCCATCTTGCGCTGGCTTTGCCAAATGCGCAACCAGATGTAGATGACTTCCCGTTTCTTTGGCAAAGTCTTGGAGCCGATTACAAAACTCTCCTTGGGCTGGGTAATCCTCTTCCAAGCCCTGCACGCGCATCAGTGAGTCGATCACGAAATGGCTTGTCCCGTAGCGTCGGTGCGAGAACCACATCATCTCCATCAGCGAATCCTTGGTGATGGAGCCGACAACATCGGAAAAGACAATGCTTTCACCTACGTTCCGCGCAAACTCACGCGCAGCCGTTTCGTTGATGTTCCTCTTTCCGTAGAACACTGAGAGCATCTTCCGCAGTTGAGTTTCAACGCGGATCTCGAAAGAGCCGATGAAGACAGGAATCCGTGCGCCCAAGAGCTGGGCAACCATGAAGTTGAGCATGGTAGACTTGCCGGCGTGAGAGAAGCCGCCCCAGATGGTCAGCTCACCTGGGCGGAAATAAAAGCCATCTCCATTGTGCCAATCCATTTTTAGGAACGGCATTGAAAACGGCTCGGGCTTTGGCTTCACATCCTCGACGAGGCGATCCTCCATTTCCGCTGTTGTTACCAATCGCTCAATGCGAGGGCGCTTTGCGTTCGCTACCCAGTCGCGTGCGTCCTCGGCGGTAAATCCAGCCAGCAGGCAATCGTTTGCGTCCTTCTTGGGCATCGCCACGATGAAGCAACGATGCTTTCCAAGGCGCGTCACCGCCATGTTGGCGATCTTCCTGCCGGCCTCGTCTTGATCGAACGCCAAATAGATCGAATCGAACGCTTGGAGGTTGTGCCATTCAAACTCCACCCATGTCGCTCCCGTGCCGTTGGGAACCGACAGCGCAGGGATTCCCCATTGATGCCATGTGGCTGCGTCGATCTGGCCCTCGCAGAGCAGGATTGTCTTGGAACGGTAGCTCGACTCAGGAACGGCTTGCCATCCAAAAAGGCTCGGAGCGCAATCCTTGTCCTGCCACACCTTCTTTTTCTCGCCCAGCGTCCGATATGAGCGGTTGATGATCTCGCCAGCCGGAGAGATGCACGGGAAAACAATGGCCTTCCGCTCTGTGTCGATCTCGATTTTTAGCCTCTCGATGATATCCGGCTTCAGCCTCCGAGTTTGAGTCAACCAAGCGTAGGCGCGACCGTTTGGTGATGGCGCTTCAGACTTAATCGCGGGAGCATGGCCGTAAACCCGCTTCTCATGCTGTCTGACAGGCTGGGAGATGCCAAGGTATGTCCTCACCGCAGAAACGGCCTCCCCCGCTGAAATCGCTCGAGAGAGACGCCAGAGGTCCACAAGATCGCCGTGGTCATCGGTCGCCCAATCTCTCCACTGCCCTGCGTGTCCTCCCGTCATCGTGAGCTTGAGCGAATCACCTGGTGCGCCTGACAGGTCGCCGCAGATCCACTCGCTGCCGTGACGCCTGCCACCGGGGAGGAGCATTGGCGCAAGCTCCTCAATCCTGCCGACGAGTTGCTCGGAGAGGTCTGAGACGGTTAGAAGCATCCGGCCTCCTCTTTTTCGATTTCTTCGTCGGTCCAGTAATCTGGGTGATCTCCCGCCGCCTCTCGTGCCTCGGCCTCCTTCAGCCGCAGCAGCTTCGCCATGAGGTCGTCCTCTTCTTCGGGGGCCGTCTCAGCGGCGGATTGCGCTCTTGGCCATTCCGGCTCGTAATCAGACGGGCTTTTCTGGCTGGGCATGTAGCCCGATGCCTTCCACGCCCTGACGGTCGATTTCCAGCATGCGATCTTTTTGCCTCCGTTGGTCCAGTCATTGCCCTCAAATTTGTTCCATGTCGCCTCGGCATCGCGAGGGTAAAGGCCAACCTCTTGGAGGAAGGCATCAAAGTCCTCGCGGGTTTGTGGGCGAGCCTTGCTCGCTCTCTTCACTTCACTTCCATTCCCTTCCCTTCTATTCCCTTCCTTCTTCGTCACTTGGGTGTCACCTGCCTGACAGTTGCCTGACAGTTGGGTGTCACTTGCCTGACACTCCATCCACTTGACCTTGGTAATGAAGAACTTAAAGGCTTCCTTGAACCAAGATTCCGGCGCTCTTGTCTTCACTGCCATTGCTCGGGCTGTCAGGGGAGTGCCATCCTCCCGCACAAGGCTGCCACGCTCCTGACACTTGGATGCCACCTGCAAAATCAAAACCCACGCGGCGAACAATTCGGCGGCGTTTTCCTGCTCCATGACGGTCGCAAAACCCTCGCCGTCGTGCTTGTTGGGAACACAAACCCAGCGCAGATTCTCAACCGTTCGGGATCGGTTGTTTTCAAAATGCCTTTGCCAATCCTTGATTTTGTAAATCGGGTCACTCATTTGGTTGCCTCCTTTTCGATTAGGTGAAACAGCCGGGATTGCAGCGGGACAATGGCAAGCTCCATTTCATCGCAAGCTGACAAAAACCGCTTACTCGCGACCTCAATCCATCGAATCAAGGTTTTGCTGTCGTTTGCGAGTCGGGCCTGCGTCACGGCCTTGTAGAATGACTCCACAAGGGGCGGCATGCTCTCAAGGTTGCCTTCGTGCATCGCGGTGTGGCAATCCTCGCAGAGCGTCACTAGGTCGCGGGAATCTGCGTCCCATGGATTTTGGCCAGTGTATTGCTTGTGATGAACCGCAAGGGTTGAGCCTTCTGAAAAGCAAAGTCGGCATTTCCAATGGTCGCGATCCATGACTTCAAGCCGGACCTTCTGCCATCGCGGATCCTTGAGTTTCTCAGAATAGTTTTTCATAGGCACAAAAAAGCCCTCGCCCACCCATCACGGTCAGACCTGGCGAATACACCAGCGCGATGGGGGGACGAGGACTGTCTGAAGGTATTCATTTCTACGGGTCTGACTCCGTGCCGATACGGTCGGCATCTTTAGGCTCAACAAAATGAGTTCGTTTCGCAACTAGAAAAGCTCAGTCTGGAGCTTTGCCCCGGCCAAATTCTCGCAAGCTTGCTTAAAATAGCTTTCCTTGAGTTCGGATCCGACAAATTGCCGGTCCAAAGTAAGCGCTCCGACACCCTCGCTTCCAATGCCCGTAAATGGCGAGAAAACCAGATCGCCGGGATTGCTCCAAAGCTCAATCGCTCGCTCAATCACATCAAGCTGCAACGGGCAGATGTGTTTTTCGTCTTTGTGATCGCGAGCGCCATCTCGGTTGAGAACGCGGCCTTGATCGACCGTCATCCAAACCGGAGATGCGACTTCCTGCCACCACGAAACCGGATATTTGTTTCGGTCTTTAGTGATCGGCTTTGGATTCTCACCTGGCGCCCGAAACACCAAAAGATAATCCGGCGCTCCTACTCTCGATCCAGCCGAATCGGTGCAAAGCGTCTTGTGAAGAAGCCCATGGGCCTTTGTCCTCTGCATCTCGGTGACTGGGTTTTTCCAAATCGTGACTCGCGCGTGAAGGGTAAAGCCGTGCTTCCAAAAAGCTCTGATAATCTCGCCAGAGAAGTCTTGAAAGCCGATGTAGCCGTGCTTCCATTTCGTGGCGAGAAGATCAACGCAATGCACGGCCACCTCGCGACCTGGAACAACGATCCGCGCCAGTTCGGCGATCAGAATCTCGAAATGCTTCGTGAACTCATCAAGGTCGTTGCAATTGCCCATGTCTTGCAAATCGTCCGAATAGGTGAACAGATCTGCAAAGGGTGGCGAGAAGACTGAGAAGTCCACCGAAGCATCCGGCAATGATTTGGCAACGCGAACGCAATCGCCGTGATAAACAGTCCAGCCTTCTCCTTGTCTCTTTTCGATATCGGTTTTCATTGTTAGTTCTTTTGTCCCTTCGCGGAATGCTGCCGCTGCAATTTTCATGCTTTCTTGCATTTCAGAGTGTTGGTTGATTTTGCGTGCTATTGTCCGCATGATTGCGCCCTCGGTCGTTGCGTGAACAACGTAAGCGTTTACTTCGCGAGTCTGTCCAAAACGATAGGAGCGCCTCAGCGCCTGGTAGAAGTCCTCGAAAGAATAGGACAGTCCAACAAAGGCGATGTTTCGACAATGCTGCCAATTCATGCCATACCCAAAGATTCCGCTTTTGGAAATCAGAACGCGAATCTTACCATCAACAAAATCAGCGGCAGCCGTTTCTTTTTTCTTGGCTGTATCAGATCCGCGAATCTCGACCGCATCAGGAATTGACTTTGCAAGCCTTTCGCTTTCGTCGTTGGTATTGCACCATACAATCCAAGATTCATCTGATGCATTGACAAGATCGGCCACGGCCCTCACTCGAGCCTCGGCCGTCATTCGCATCTCTTTATGCATCGTAGTCGCCGATAAGGTTGCGTTGCGGAAAAGCTCGCCATCGTTGGCCTCTCTCGTTTCATCAACATCAACGATGACGGTCTGCAGGTTGAGATTTGGCAGCGAGTATCCCGCGTCATCATAGCCAATGTCGGACGGCTTTGAGACGCATGCGGCCCATGACGCTACCCACTTCCAAAACTCGCCTTCAGCGTGCTTCTTCAATCGCCAATCGCCAGTGTTGAATGTGTCGTTGATGAAGAACGTGCAAAGCATTTGTTGCGGAGTGCAAACGCCAAGAAAATCAGCGTGCTGGCCAAACTCGGTATAATCGTTTGGCGACGGGGTAGCAGTGCATGCAAGCTTGTATGGCGTTTCGGCGAATCGCTCAGTCAAACGATGTCGAGTCTTCCCGGTAAAGCTTTTCAGAATGCTCGACTCATCGAGGACGACTCCGCCAAAGTCCACATAATCGAAATTGTCGAGCTTCTCGTAATTCGTGATCCAGATGCCTTCGCCGGAAATCTGATCGCCGGATTCGACGACTTGAGCGGTGATCCCAAAATGCTCAGCCTCGCGTGCTGTTTGAGCAGCCACTGAAAGCGGCGTTAGAATCAGGATCGGCTTTCCAGTATGTTGCCTGACCTGGTGCGCCCACTCAAGTTGCTGGATCGTTTTACCAAGGCCGCAATCCTCGAAAAGCGCGGCGCGACCTTTCTTCACAGCCCATCTGACAACGTGCGTTTGCCAATCGAAAAGCGGCGCAGTAATTGGCATAGGATCAAATCCGCTCGGCTTTGCGTGCTTGGTTTTCGCCTCAATAAAGGCGTCATATTCCTCTAAATTCTTCATCTCTTTTTTGTTTTACTTTGCTCTATATTGCCTTTGATATTCCCGATTCCTCTCCGCGCAGATCTCGCATCGAGTCCGATTCGGCACGGCCAATCTGGCGCAGATCGCGCATCTACCGGCGGCGATCTGCTTGTTCTGCCAACGGCGGTTTCTGATGGTTTTTCCGTCGCTGTTCATCGCGTGACCCTTTCCATCTCTGCGTTGTGGAAGTCGGCAGTTTCTTGGAAGTTTCGGTGATTCCGCACCATTTCGACGGTCCACGGTTTCCACTCAACCGGGACTACTTCGCGAATGTTGACCTGCCTAGCGTCCCTGCTCGCTTTGTCTTTAGCGTCCTCCTCGGTAGGCCAGATTACACACATGCATAGATCATCAAGACCGTAAAGGTTAATCCAGCCCTCCAGCCTTTTCGGTTTTGGTCGATGCTGATCCACGATTTTTCGAGTATCCGCAATCACATGCATCTCCTCTTCGGTCAAACCTTCAGTATCATCGATGGCAGCGAGGATCTCCAACAGCTTTTCTGCGGCTTCCAGTAGTTCGTTTTCTTCTTTCATATCAATCAAGTTTCAGCTTGAACATCAGCGAGATCACGGCCTCGCGCTCGGTCTCTCCGCATTGGGTTTCCACTTCGCCGAAAAGCTCAATCGAAGCCTCCCAATAGGAATCGGACATATCGAAAACATAGAAGGTTTCGATGCCTAGGCGTTTCGCGTCCTGCTTCCAGCGCGGGGCGCTTTCGGCAACGTCTAAAAAGTCGTTTACGTCGTTCATGGTTTGTTCTTTGCTTTAGCCAAGGTAATCCGCATTTGATCTATCGCGCTCTTGTATCGAAGCAGAACCGGACAGTCTTCCATGAAAGTGTGCTGGTCCGCCTTTTCATGGTGAAGCTCAGAGCATCCGACAACGGGTACGGATTTCAGCAGGTCTATAGAAGCTTTCCTCAACTCCGCATTGATCGAGCGAAGCTTGCAAATCTCCGAATTGCGATTGCCAAGCTCAACCTTGAGGGAGGCGGTTGCTTCGATCTTGTCGCGGGCCTCGTTCAGTTCGCGCTCAAGCTGGCGGGCGAAGTCCGACATTTCTTGTTGGCCCGTTGATCGGTCCCAGCTTTCCTTCCAATCGTTTTCGATTTTATCGGTCCTCGGCGTGTCACTCATTTAGCCCTCCCTCCAAATTCAACCCACTTGCACAGTTCAACGCCAAGTTCGGAACTCATCCGCTCGATGCGGCCCATGATCTCGACGGCATCCTCGACGCTCATGTTTGCGGCGCGCTCGTTGCCGTCTTCAAATTCAGAGTAAGCCTCCCGCAGGTGCGTTGCGGCAGCTCCAAGCTCTTCAAGGAGGTCGAGGACTTCCAGCCTCGCCATGCAGATAGTGTCTGGGGTCTTGTCGCTCATTTCGCCCTCCCCTCTTCAAACCGTCCCCATTCCGCCATCACCCTGACCTCAGTCAGTTCCGCAATGGCCCGATCTTTCTCGTCCCGCTGCTCGCCCATTTCGAGGGCGAAGTAAAAGGCAAGTCCGTAGCCTAGCCCAGTAACTAGGCAGAGAATTCCGATAAGGTAGTCTCTCATGATATATCTATTTCTTTAATCTCGTATCTTCCGTTTTTGTTTTTGCGCCACCCGTGGACCAAAATGATCCATCCGGCGGCTCGTAAATGCTCCAAGGCATCTGATTCGGTCATCTTGTTGATGCGGCTTTTTGTGTTGCTCCAGCTTGTTGATTGCACCGCTACGGTCTCGCCATCGCGGATCGCGAGGATGTCGATGATGCCGAAAAGATCCTGTCTAATGCGAGCGTGAGGATTCCACTTCTCGACTACCTGGACTAGCTGACACGTTTTGCGCAGATGGGCCAGACTGCGAGCGGTGGGGGATTGTTTCATGCGAATTGCTCCATCAGCACTCGAAAAGCTCTTTCTGCTGTTGCTGGCACAACTCCGTTTCCAAGGAGTCGCAGTTCGTCAGTTCGATTGTCACAGGTTGTAAACAACTTGGCATGACCCATCCAATCGGAATGCCCATCAGCGTCTCGACCCATCGAGCGTTTAGCTTGCCTTTCTGTGTCCTCTCCACCATCGGAGTCAGTTCCTTGTATTCCCGCCCCTCGTTGCCCCTGCCGCTCTTGTAGTCGCGGGCTGTCGGCGTTGCCCACAACTCGTGGCGGCTCCCATGCGAACTGGTTCTCACCGGGGCGGCTTGGCCATGCATTGCTACTGCGACATTGAGATTCTGCATCGCATTGTCTCTTTGATGCACTTCGTTTCCCGTCACACTGCGGTAGTCGCGGGCTTGAACTGTTGGCCATTGCTCCGCCGCATAGACCTTCCTCGCCAGTTGGTCTTCCCGGTTGCGTGTCGGGTCGGCATACATCCACGCACCAGGGCAATCTTTGTGGTCCCGTGCCGATGCGGTGGGCCATGATGAAGACCCGCTTCCGTTGATGAGGCGCGCCGACTTCACTCGCTGAGAATATGCCCCACGTTGTTCTGTAACCCAACTCTTCCAGGTCACTGATGACTGCGGCGAGTCCCAACGATATATGTCCTTCGACGTTTTCAAAGAAACAGATCCTTGGTCGAAGAAGTCGAATTCCGCTTGCGATAAAAGGCCAAAGATGTCGTGGGTCGTTTTCTCCTTCCCGTCTTCCTGCGGCTGAAAATGGTTGGCATGGATAACCTCCAGTGAGGATGTCCACGCGATCTCGAAAGCTTTCCCACGGGAAGGTTTTAAGATCCGTCCAGATAGGTGCTGAGTCCAAGAGTCCCGCTTCCATTTTTGCGACCAGGTTCGCACAGGCGAAAGCTTCGATCTCACAAAGAGCGACTGAGCGCAGAGTTGGGATTGCTCGACGCAGTCCAAGCTCAATGCCTCCATATCCGGCACATAGGCCGATATGAGTTGTTTGGGAACAATCCACATTGATCATGCCTTTCTTTTGTTCGCTGCAATCTCCTGCTGCCACGCTTCCTCGTATTGAGCGGAGAACGAGATCAGTGCGGCCTTGAGCTTTTCCGTAAACTCATCGCGTTCGACGAGGATGCGGAGCGGAGCGAGGCCCGGATTCCAAGACTGAAACCACCATCCCCCTGTGGCTCCTGTCACGGCGAGAGAACCATAA